CGGTTGGACTAGGTGTTAATGTGTTAGTTGGAGTGCTTGTATTCGTAGCAGTTGGTGTGTTTGTATTAGTTACACTAGGAGTTGGAGTGCTTGTATTTGTAGCAGTCGGTGTGGGGGTGGGACAACTAATAGGATATGTTATTGTTCCTTGAGTTTGTTGAACACCAGGTTTTAAGAATTGAATACCATTTATATTTGTATATTCTGTTGATGATATTAAACCAGCATTTGTATTTATTCCACCATTCCACATATAATTTCCTGTTGAACCATAATAAACATATGAATTACCTCCTCCTATAATTTGTCTCATTATCTGCCAATAAGTTCCGCTTACTATTGGACCAGCCCATACTGACCAAGTATTTCCACTTGAATCAGCTCCATATGTTATATTGTATCCAACTGATGAAACATAAGCACCATTATATGTTCCACCTGTAAATACTGTTTGTCTTGTATATGTTCCTGTTGAATTTGATTGACTGGCGCCTGAAAAATATAATTCTTGAGGACAAACAGCAACAGTGGTTGAAGTCGGTGTGTTAGTTGGAGTGTTCGTAGGAGTGCTAGTAGGAGTTTCTGTATTAGTCGGAGTAGCAGTATTAGTTGGTGTGTTAGTTGGAGTGCTTGTATTAGTCGGAGTAGCAGTATTAGTTGGTGTAACGCTTGGAGTTGCTGTATTACTAGGAGTTGGTGTGTTTGTAACAATACAATTATCTCCAATTTGCATATTGTCACATGCAATTAAAGGCATTTCATTATCCATGCAAATAGATTGACCATAAATTAAAGTAAAAGCACCAACAACGCCTGAACAAGTTGTGCCTGAAACATATTTAGAACCTCCTTGGGGGTCATTGTGATAATAGTTAATACAATTCATACTAATAAATATAATTTTTTATAGGTTACACGGTGTTGTTTTTGCTAATGATGCTCCTGCTATTGTATAAACGCTTCCTTCAACAGCACAAATAGTTTCATCAGGGAATAATGATACATTATAGAACCAAATGCCAGTGCAATCTTGATAATTACCATACCACATTGAAGAAAAATAATTGGTATAATACCAACAACTAGTATCATTTGGAGTTGAACTAGGTGTATTCGTTGGACTAGGGGTTGGTTCATTACTAGGTGTGGGTGTGGGTGTCATTGAGGTCGGAGTGTTAGTTGGAGTAGCGGTAGGTGGAATATAATAACAATCAGCACAATCAGCATATTCTGTTGTATCAATTAAAACATAATCTGTTGGATTGGTAAAGCTATTATCTACATTATACACACAATAGGTTTGAGTTGTTGCTGTATTGGTAATTTTATATGTTTTGGTAATATCTAATGTGTTTAATGTTGACTTAAATGTATAAGTTGTTCCACTATCAGTGCAATCTGTTCCATTAAACCAAAAATAAGTTGGTATACCTGGTTCTTGTTGAACTATATCAAATGAGGTTCTACCAGTGCATCCACAATTAGGATAAACACCCACAAGATTTGGAGTATAACCTGAACTTAACCAATAATGTTTATATTCATGTAAAGGATTATATCCATCAATTGCAACATTATAGCAACCAAGATAAGTTAAATCATCTTCATATAATTTAACATAATTGCCAGCATATGCAAATAAATTAAACATTATATCACTATTGGAATATTTTATATCCCCACCAGCACAAGGTGTCATTTTGTAATATAACTTTCTATGTGGTAAATAATCTTTGGTTAATTTAACTAATTCAATATCACATATTGCAGGTTCAAGTGCATTAAAGTTTGTAATTCTGTTAATTCTAAAATAATTGTTTCCAACCAATATTTTTTCGTTCCATCTTAATTGTTTTATATCTTGGGGATATAAATAAATCTTGCATGCATAAATCTTATTCTGTTCACTAATAATATCATCAACATAAGGTTGATAATAAATGTTATACAAATCCTCACTATCAAAAACATATTCTTGTGGGGTTACGTTTGATTGGTCCTCACCTCTAAAATTGATATAATGTGAAAATCCTGTGTAGGCAAATGGATAGGTGGTAAATCTATTCATGTTCAAGAATTTGTCTTGAGCATATCCGTTCATATACCATTGCTGATAAATGCTTTGATTAACTAAAACACTACAACCTGCTCCTGTGCTATATGTGGTAAAGTTGGCAATATTACTTAAAGGAAAACCTGGTGATATTGTTGTATAATTTATACATTGTCCTCCACCGACTGATTGAATACCTGTTGAAACATATTGGTAAAATGTATTACCAATACAATCATTATATTTGATATATCCTGCAGTTGAAACATTTATTGTTACTCCTGAATGACAAGTGGTATTTGCTGTGGTAAATCCTGTTTGGTTAATAAATCCGTAATTATCATTTGGAAGAGTTAATCCTCTAAAAATTGATTTTGGTAATATCTTAAATGGAACAAATGTTTGTTGTGTTTGTCCTGAAACATCCACTTGTTTTAATTTAGACATTGAATTAAGCGTCAATAAAGCAACATTTGAGTTATTGATGGTAATATCAATTGGGGAACTAAAAATATAATCAAACTTGGTGGTTGCATCTTTATATTGTAATCCTAATTGGAACTTATCTGTTCCAAATATTCTGTTTGTTTGTCCCTTAAAATCTTGGTTGGCGTAATCTTGGTCTAACTTAAACTCAAACTCTAATGTTCCATTAAGCAATGAACTAGTTGGATACATATTTTGGTTTCCGTTTAAGTCAACTTTTTCGGTCCAATCTAATACCACACCTTTACCGATATAATCTACAATAGGTTCCACAATTAAATTGGAAGGATAATCTGGGTCAGGAACAACAACTAAATTGAAATATTTGTTGACTGATGTAATAAAATCTATTTGCTTGTAATCATTTGGTGGGAACTCAATATCATAATTGATTATAGAACCATCTGGGATAAATCTGGGACCGTTTACCACACTTTGGGTATAACCTACTATCTCAACATTTAACCCCTCAAAATAAAAGGATAAATTGGTATTACCTGTAATTGATATTGGTTGAACAAATGATACTTGTTGTGGGGTATAATCACAATAATCAGTATAATAAAGTTGAAATGTATTTGTTCCGTCAAATACATATAATGCTGCATAGTTTGCAACACCAGGTCCAAATAAATCACAATCACGAACTGGGTTAATTGTAAACTGAAAATTAAATTGGTAAGTTCCTGTATATGCTGAACTAATAAATAAACTTGAACTACTTCCAATCCATCCTAAACTATTACAAGTAACCCCTGAACTTGGGTCAGTATAAGTATAATATGGTGCTTGATTTAATTCACCTAAACTTTCATTTAGATACGAATAACAAGCTGGTATTGCATTTCGTGAATATATGGTTTCATCAACAAACTTTAATGGTAAATAATATCTCTTAAAATATGCTGTCTCAAAAAAATCACTCTGAACAATATATCCTGCTTCACGGACAATTTGTTCGTATAATTCTTTAATTTGTATTGCTGGCTTAAAATAATAATCATGCACAGGTGTTCCACTAAAATCAAAATAACCTGGCAATGGTAAATAAACTTGATTACTATATGTTGGGGAAAACTGAACTAATGGTGTGGTTGCTTGGTTAATTGTATTTGCACTAACATATTCATAACCAATATTGAATAAACCCCACATAGTTTTTCCATTTTGATAAGAATAATTGGTTGTTCCAATTAACGGGAATAAATTGGGGTCTATTTGTGATTGTAATATAACCTCTTGAGAATATGGGTGGTTAAGATAATTTAAGTCCAAATCATAAAGGAATGCATCCCCAATATTTGCCATTAAATCTCCAACTTGATTGTAAAATGTAACCTGATAAATAATTTCACCATTTGCAATAGTAACACCATTTAATCTAATATATCCAACCATAATTTCGTATCCGTCCCACATTAAAGATGCACTAAACTTATTGTTTGGGTCAAATGAGGTAGGAACAGAATTAAGCTCGTAAAAGAAATTGAATACCAAGTTATTTGTTTTGGAACCTGGCAATGAAAATGCTTTAGAATAATTGGAATTCTTTTTTGTTACATCTTGCAATTCAGCAAAAGACATAGACAAAATAACAGGTTCATTTTTGTATAAATCAAGGAATATATTATCCCCTTGTATTGTTGTTCTTATTCTTAACATATATTAGAAAGGTAAAATAAAGTTTCTATAAGGAACCTGTTTAAGCTCAATTGTGTATTGAAATATTCTTTCGTATTTGTTAATGTATTGTTTTACATCTTTATTTTCTACAGTGCATGGAATTAAATATGGGGTAATTTCACTTTGATTATCTGCAGGAATCCAATTATCCATTATCATATAAACATATGGGGACATTAGTAAATCCTCAATAACCTGAACATCATTTTGTAAAACAAATCCACTATCCACAGTAACCAATTCTTCAGCATCACCATAAAATACGGTTTCACCTTCGTCGTAAGATTGTCTATTCCAAAATTGAGTATTTAATGATTTTTGTGATGAATATGTTTTTTTATTCATACCATATTTCTTGGTAAACTTTTTGGTAAATGTGTAAGTATCCCAGACACCTTGTCTATTCATAAAAAGAAAATAAACTGGGTCATTAAAGCATTCTTCTCCAACCATTTTATATTGGACTATTTCACTAACAGCATCTGCTCCTGTATTATCACAACTTGCACTTGAAAGAAACACAGCAACATCACTATCTGTTCTAACATTAGGATTATGCTTGAATAATCCATATGCTATTCTTTGATTAAGATAAGAAAAATGTGTTGCTCCGCTTGATGCTCCAACTGGTGATGTTTGTGCTACATCATAATTCATTTGTCCGTTGTTTAATGATTTGGTTAAATAAGATATTGAACCTATTGCACTTGAATTATCATACAAAGGGTTTTCACCATACATAAATCCAACTAATATAGGACATTTGTAATAATGTGTTCTCCATCTTGTTTGTTTAACTGAACCACCAAATGCAGTCATAGGTATTGTTTCAACACCATAAGTTGCCATAAAATTACCAGGAACATCAAATGGAGCTACACCTTGGTTCATAGCCCAATCATATACTTGAAGATTTTGGAAATTAAATTGTCCGTTAAGATTATTATTATTGTAATAGTTTGTAAAATTGGGGTTTGTAGAAACACCTAAAAACTTATTTTCCTGAACACCTGGCCAAATCATAACTCCGTAAGGTTGTGATGATGCAGATAATGTAATTGTTGACCCTGTGTTTCCTGTGTAGGCTGAATAATTTGTATCAATAATAACATCGGTTGTGCCCCCACTATTTGTGTATTGCACCCCCAAAATTAAACGATATTCATTAACTTGATATATGTTCTCAAAACCTGCATAACCTCCGTTAAAACCATTAGAGAATGCAATTGTGCCATATGTATCGTTGGTTATGTTAGCTTGGTTTGTTAATTGAGTATTTGATGCACCACTTGATTGAGCTACTTGAACTTGATAAGCATTCATTGTGGTATTTGCAGGATTAGCAATATTGTAAACCATTGCCATACCTCTTGGGTTTTTATCCACAATATTATAGATAATAGTTTCCACATTAAAAATACAATTACCAAATTGGTTAGGTGGAACAATCAACCTAGCAACTTTTCCGTAATCTTGGGTAGAACCACTATCATTTTGATAAGGATTTTTATACACATCTACAACCAATTTAATATCGGTAAATCCGCTCCAATCATTTAACACAACATTCCAAGTGTGGTCACTATGGGACGGGGTTACTGCTAATGGTGCTTGTCTAATTGTTAAATCAAAACTCATCTTTATCTATTTATTACTAATTCTCTTTCTATCATTTGGTTTAGAAATATGTTTATATCATTTGCAACAGCATCGTAAATATCATTAACATATGGAATAAGCTCTTGTGGAACATTATTAGGAAAATCCTGTAATACTTCCTCAAACTCGTCAAGTGCTTTATCATAAATATAAGTTGGTCTGATTCCATACTTGTATATGTTTGTTTGGACTGCAAATGCTAATCCTTTAATGCTCTTATCCGTTACTTTTGCAAATCTACCTTTTTTTGTTCTTGGTTTTAATCCTCTAACTTTAATCCATGCAATTAAAAACTGAAGTGGAACCCTTCTTGCATGCGGTAATCTACCTTTGTCTACATACTTGAAATAATCCCCATATTCTAAAACTAATACAGGTAATCCATTTTCATTTACAACTGATGAACTAAAACTATCATATAATTCACCTGTTGCAATTTTATTTCCAAGTTTTGGACTATCAGGTGGACCATACTTCCATTTTTTGGCAATAAGCTGTTTCTTGATATAAGTAACCAATGCTGTTCCAAAAACCTCTAAAGCTTGTTCATCTAACTCAAACATATTATATTGTATTTAATCCAAATCCCATACCTGAATTAGTTGTTGTTGATAAATTGGTTGATATATCACTTTGTGAAAAACTTGTTTGGAATGCTGATAAATTATTTAATGTTAAAAATGTAATTGTTGCATAAGATACAATTCTACTACCATAATTTAATGCAGTTCCTGCAGCATTCATATATGAACCCCAAGTATTAGCATAAGCCTGATTGGATACACCCAGAGCAGCATTAGTATATCTCCAAGTTGGTGTTACATTACCAGCATTTGATATAATTATAGCCATTACATACCAACCACTACCTGTTCCACTAAATGATAATGTTGATGGTAGTGTTGTTGTTTTAACTCCTGTTGAATTGGTTGTTAATGTTATTCCACTCATCAATAAATCTTTTGGTGCTACACCATATAAAGGAACTTGTTGTAAAGAATAAAATGCAATTGTTGCTACATCACTTGTTGATGTTAATGTATTCACATTATATGTTATAGCTGAATATGAATATACCCCTGGGTCATAAAATAGTTGATATAAAACTCTATTTTGGGTATTAGCAACTGGTGCAACACCTGTTGTTAAAAAACCAGGACCAGCATAATCAGGTTTAAGATTATTGATACCTACAAGATTAGGGGATATAATACCTGATGTTGATATTCTTGTATTGGTATTATTACCTAATCCATCTTGAATTTGTTGATAAGATGATGTTATACCAGCGGTTGCTGTTGCCAAGTTTAATAAACCTGGATAAGTATTTTGTATTTGTTGACCTGTTAAATTAGCCATATATTTTTTATTTAAGTTTTTTTATTTATGTTGACATGTAAGTATTCAATAGATTATAGAAGGTAGTCATTTGAGCATTAGTCATTTGAACTCCACAGAAGAAAGATGAGCAACTCCAAGTCCATCTTGAAGTTGGTCCTGCTGAGTTAATAAAGAATGAGTTTCCACCAAACGTTACGTCTGCTGCAGTTTTTGTTCTTGCAAAGTTATTACCATCAATATAGAATGTTGCAGATGTTGATGCCGTATAAGGTGCACTAACTGCCATTGCTCTCAATCCAACACCTCTTAAATCTATAGCAGATGTTAAGCCATATAATCTAAATGGTAATTGTGCTGTTGTGTTATTACTTAACATTGTGTTCCATCCATTGTTATCTGTAGCAAATAAAGCATTAGTTCCAGATGATGACGATGTTCCTGTTAAACCAACCCATACACCTTCCATACCACTACCACTGTTTGATAATGGATTAACTGAACTTGCAAAAGGTTGAACGGCATTTCTTATTGAGTTTGTTCTATTAAAACTCCAACCAACATTGTTTGTAAATGATGGGAAAGTATCACCAGTTGTTGCTCTAATTAATGTTGATACGGCATTTGCTGGTGTAATCCAGTTAATCATTGTAAATCCTGTTGAGCCACTAACTGATAAATCTTGATGGAACATATAGAATTGACCTAAGTTCGCCCATAATCCATTATTCAATAAATCACTAACTAACTGATTTTGTTTTCTCTTTTCAGTTTCACTTGGCAATGTATAACCTAATGCTGTTGCTCTGTTTAATACCGCTTGATATTGACTAGTAAATGGTGTTGGACTAGGTGTTACAGTTGGAGTGTTAGTTGGAGTTGCAGTTAAAGTTGTAGTAGGACTAGGTGTCTGTGTTGCAGTTTCACTTGGAGTATTAGTTGGAGTATTTGTCGGAGTTGCAGTGTTAGTTGCGGTCTGACTAGGAGTTTGTGTTTGTGTGCTTGTTACAGTCGGTGTGGGTGTAGGTCTAGGGCATTGATTCCATAATAAATCTTCAAGATTCCAAACAATATTATTTTGATTCCAAATACACTCATTAACACCAGGAGTTATACTAGGAGTCGGAGTGTTAGTCGGAGTTCCTGTATTAGTTGCAGTCATACTTGGAGTTTGAGTATTAGTTGGAGTGTTGGTTGGTGTGCCTGTATTTGTTACACTAGGAGTTGGAGTGCTAGTCGGAGTTCCTGTATTAGTCGGAGTTGCAGTTAAAGTTGTGGTTGGACTAGGGGTTTGTGTTGCTGTTTCACTTGGGGTATTAGTTGGAGTGCTAGTCGGAGTTTCACTAGGAGTATTAGTCGGAGTTTCTGTATTAGTTGGTGTAACGGTCGGAGTGCTAGTCGGAGTTTCACTTGGGGTATTAGTTGGAGTGCTTGTATTAGTAGGAGTTAAAGTTGGAGTAACACTTGGAGTCGGTGTGATAAATGACATAAATGCTGCATCACATCTATCAAGCGGCATCATAACCTTAACATTAAATAAACCTGACCACCCACCTAATAAATCATCATATTTTTCTAAAAATGGGGTGCAATCAACATTATCATCTAAATAATATAAATTATTAAAATTACCTAATGATTGTGTAACCGATAATCTAAATTGTGAAATAACATCATCTAATATTTGTAAAGTATCACTTAATACATCGGTTTGATTTTCTAAATCCCTTTCAATAATATCTGCAATAATAACATTAAATGTATAGTTCATATAAGATGAACCATTTTCATTTATTTGTGTCTGCACATCACTTGGAACCACATACATAAGTGGATAATAAGGTGATTGATATTGCGGATTATCTTTTTTGTCTCTGCTTTCAGTCCAATAAGTAATATCCTCCAATGCGCCAAATCCAAATGAGTTAAGCTGCTTATGATAATCTGCAAGTAATCTAAAATCATCGTGGAATGCCTTAAAGTTTATTCCGTTGGGGTGTTGTATTGTTGACCCTGTAAACGGATTGAATGCTGCGGAGCATCTATCTAATGGTGTTCTTGTTTTAATTCTTAATTGTGCGCTCCATCCATTAGTTAAGTCATCATACTTTTCCAAAAATGGAATACAATTTATAGTTTCATCAATAAAATATTTCTCATTATAGTTTCCTAAATAAGCATTTACCGATAATCTATATTGGCTAATAATATCCTGTAATATTTGCAATGTATCACTTGATACATCAACTTGATTTCTTAAATCCCTTTCCACAATATCCATAACCACAGCATTAAACTCCCAAGTTTTATACCTTAAATCATTTTCCACTTTTGATGGAACAATATAAAGCATTGGATAATATGGTGATTGAAATTGTGTATTTTCTTCTTTGTCTCTTGATTGAACCAAATATGTTAAATAATCAATATCCCCAATTCCAAATGAGTTTAATTGTTTGTGTTTGTCTGCTAATATTCTAAAATCTGTTGCTAATGTTCTCCAATTTATAGATAATTGTGGTAATCCTGAAACTGAAACAGAAGGAGTAATAGATGGAGTCGGTGTGTTGGTTGCAGTTATACTAGGAGTTGGTGTATAAGTGGGGGTTACACTTGGAGTATTTGTATTAGTTGGAGTGTTGGTCGGAGTTTCTGTATTAGTCGGTGTGGGACTAGGTGTAACAATATTTGGTGTTTCACTAGGAGTGGGTGTTGGGGTGCTTGTAACAGGAGGCGGAGTTGGTTGCACAGAGCATCCATTAAATCCTGCACCTTGTGGAAAACCTCCAACAATATACCAGGTTGCAAACACATTGGGTGCCATTTCATTTGAGTAATAACTATCAGGAACAATAATGGTTAAAGCAGGGTCTAAATACACCTGTTGTGATGTTGTTAAACAAGCCCAACAAGTTAAACCTGCGCCTATGCATCCTCCGCAATTACCCAAATCATCAGCATATACATAAAAAGATGGATAATTAGAACATGCATCATTTTGTGTTAATCCATTACTGACTAAAAATTGTAAAACAGCCATTTAGTTATTCATTTGTGTTTTATTTATCCTCTCTTTTTCTTGAGCCAAGTCCAAAAGATACGAAAGATGATTGAGAGCAGAAGTAAGGGAGAGACCAACCACCTCATTAATTTTCCAAACTTTGTCTTGTGCGAGTGTAGATATTCCTTCATACCAGCCCCAATGAGCATGAAAGTTATTCTTGTTTTCATCAACCACCACATCACCTTCGTCTGGGAATAAAACTTTGTAAGTTCGTCTGATGCCTTTGCTAAACTCAACAAAAAAAAAAGTGCTCCCTCAACATGCTTTACAGGTAAGGTTTTCATTGCTTCAATTCTTGTCTTAAAATCACTATCCTTATATTCAATATCTGTTTCACAATAAAGATATGCTGCTAATTCATTTAGGTTGGCTAATCTGTAATTTTCATCTTTTCTTAAATAAGTGTCTATATCCACAAATTGACCGAAACTAATTTTGTTGATATTAACCAATTTGTATTTAACCCCTTGATGTTCTATTTCTTGATATACTTGCTTTGAGCTTTGATTGATGACTTGGTAAATCATATCCCCAACCTTTGTAATGGTTGATGCGTCGCATTCTAATACTTGGTCTCTTGATAATCCTGTTGAATTAGATATTAAACGGATATACATTTCATCTTCAGTTAAAATATCCTTTAATTTCATAACTGAACTCCATGCTTCAATTGTAGGTTCGTTAATTTGGTATTCTTTACCTTTGTGTGTTAATTTTCCTGTAATCATAATCTATACTAATAAATATATTTTTATTGGTTGCTTCATTTTAATAAACAAATACACCTGCTGGTTTGTTTTTCATTTCAAGGACATATCTAATACCGTCCAAAATGTGATTATCATTATCCACAGGTTCATCTAAATTGTTTCCGTTCTTATCACTTTTCCAAACATAGTTATTTAATTCATCAATAAGGTTTTTGGAATATTTGTTTACATAAAAGTTGTGTCTTTTAAC